CTCCGTTGATGTAGTCTTTGGCATCAGGCTTGTCTTTTTCGAGTTTTTCTCTAACGTTTTTAATTCGTTCTTTAACCGTCCATACGGTTGTTTTAGCCCATAAAATTTTAAGTGATAAGTCCATATTAAAAAGGGTTTTTGTTTGCAAGTCTACGAAGTTTCTCTGATGTAGTTTCCATTTGTCCGTCTTTTGGTATCTCAATTTTACGTTGTGATTCCTTCTTGTAAGTAGTGCCTCGGTTTGCATAAACACGATTTCCTTTGAAGTCAAGCATATAATACTGGTAACGTTCAACATCCAAGAACATTTTGTACACTCCGTTTTTTGATACACCTTTTGGCTTGCTTTTGGCTACCTTTAAATGAACTTCGTTTTTTTCTGCTCCTACACCGTCTGCATCTCCAAGTCCGTAAGGTGGTCTCCACGGAATTAACACACTTAAACCCTTTCTAAACCATACCTGCCCACCTGCAAAATCTCGTGCGCTCGGCATAGGAAAATAACTTATGTCAGTTCCTGCTATTGTTTTAGCAGCTACCATAGGTTGGTCTCTAACGTGATTGATAACGCAGTTATGTCTACCTGTTTTTCTTGCGTTCTTACGCACAACACCAAGAATCCTACTCAAGTATTTATCCTCACGTCCTAAATCTGAGGCTATAAACTCCTCGGTTAACTCGTTCCACGGGTCAATCGTAGTGGTATGGATTTTAATACCTTCCTTAAGTTCAATCTCATCTACAAGTTGGTAGAATTTAGTTATAGTCAAATCCTCGTCAATTGGGTCTATAACAATGAAATGCTCGTTTATAAACATCTCTGCGCTTACTTGCTCTCCATTGGTCATTGAGTTTTTACCTTGAACGTATGGCTTTCCTATGTACTTGTAGCAAAGCTCCGAAAATATCTCGGCACTACTTCCAGTCTCAGGACTAAATACAACGTGATTCCAACCGTGCAAACACGAAAGGTTTATAAGAAACTCAAACCATAACTCCGTCTTTCCTGAGGCAGGCGCAGCGCCTATGTAAGTTGTAGCTCCTTCTTTGATTGTAAACGGAAGCATATCCCAATCCCATCCGATTGATTTACCTTTAACATCTACCTGTTGACGTACGGCAAACATTTCGGCATTAAGGTGTGTAAGTCTTTTGTACATTAGTCGATAATTGTTGTAGGTGCGTTAAACTTCGGTTTGTTACGTTCCTGAACGTTTTTATTCCAACGATTCAAACGGGCATCTAAGTTAAAACTTGTTTCCTTTTCGTAACGCATTTTTTTATCTCTTTCTCCGTGTTCAGTCCAATAGTCGTAGAAGTCTCTAATCATAGATTTTCCGTAAGTATCCACAAAAGAAGTTAACTTAAAAGCAAACTCCTGTTTGCGTTCAGCTATATTATATTCTTTATCTTTATCTACTTCTTTAATGCTTGAGCCTTGCTTTAGCGATGCTTTAGCCCTGCTTAAGCCACCCTTGCGACCTGATTCACTGAGTTTCAATCGTTTAGATTCAATCTCTTCACGCTCCTTATCTAAAAACGTAATTACAATTTTATTTTTTTTCGTCTTTAAATAATTTTTTTCAATCAATACATCAACTATTGTAGCGTTCCTTAAGCGTAGCTTTGCTTCGTCTATTGTTAGGTTATTATTCCTATTCCAATATTCCGCGCACACGCTAATAAATGCGCCTTGTAGCTCGAATGATTCGTAGCTTATGTTACCAGTTATCCACTCGGTAGCATTAAATTTAAAAAATGGTAATTCTTTGCTCATCTTACTGCACTAAAATAAAAAAGCCTCGTCGGGTTTCGTGGTGCAGCACTACTCCCCAATGAGGCTAAAATGTTTTAAATGGGTCTGCACTCCCTTCTACAAATATAAGTCAAATACTTTAATTTGTTTCGTCAGCTATAAACTATTTTCGTACTTGCCCAATTTTATATGTCGTTGAATCTTTTTGAACTGGGTGTAAGTCTTTGCCTTGAGTACGTCTTTTTGTAAATCAGGTGCGTCATCGTAGTAAGGAAGCGTAGCACCGTGTAAGACATCATCTATTTGCTTAGTAGCTATCTTGTAGTCTTCGTATCCAAACCTGTGCAAGTCTTCGTGTTGGCGTAGTCCGTGAATGATTGTAGCGTGATGTTTACCTCCGAACTTCTTGCCTATCTCGTCTAATGAGAATCCTAAAAGACGGAGTTCATTATACAGGTAATACCGCTTGTAAATATACTCCCTGCTGCGATTCTTTGACCATAGCTTGTGCTGCTCTATAATCTCTTCTATTAGTTCTAATTTCGTCATTATGGTTCTATTGGGGTTACTATAAATTTTCCTAACTGGTATTGTCCTGTTTTTAGCAAATCCTGCTTTTTCCAATAAGCTAATGATTGTGAGGTAAGTATCCATTCCTGAACTACCTTTTGTCCTACTTGGTATGTTAGTTTCCATTTCATAAGTCTAATAGTTCTTTGTTAACGTTTAACCAATGGTCGTGTCCGTATTTTACAGGGTACGAATGCCAAAGCCACATTCTAAAATTATCTACGGCAAACAAAGCCATTTCCTTAGCTATTAGTCTATTCTTAAACAATCCTTTTTCGTTTTCTTCTTCGGGCAATTGCCTAAGCATTGTATTGTACAATTGTGCTGCGTGTTCTTTTGGTGTCATAGTTTTTCTAATTCGTGTTTTACTTCTTCCCAATAATCTATTGTTAGTCTATTTTGCCAATGATGCTCGTGTAAAGCCTCAATTACTTCATCAACTGCAATCAATGCGCAATGTTTAGCAGCTAAAGGATATTTAACCCTAAGCATTTTTTCATATAACTCTTTAGCTTTTTCTTTCGGTGTCATAGCTCTGTCATTTTGATTTCACAAATTCGGTTATAAAGACCAAAGTTAAAGTTATCCCAGTACCTATTGAGTTGGTAGTCTCTAAATGAACCACCAAGTCCCTTCGTCGTTGTATTCTTCAACGTAGGCATCTTCAAAGGTGTTTGCTTCGTAGATTTTTTCAAGGTAGTCATCGCAGTCTTGCGTTTGTTTGATGGTAAGGATTTCATTGTAGTTCTTTTTAGTGATTTTGTAATTAGAATAAGAGTCGTAAATTTCTATTTCGTATTCGGCTAAGATTTCGGCATTCGTGTCCGTGTCGCCTTCGTCCCAAAGAGTAACAAATAAGTACACAAAGTTCTTGTCCGTGTCTCGGTAGACTTCAAAGTCTTTAAGTTCTGTTACAATCATCTTATTTGAATTTATCGTTGTAAACGTGGTTCATATATTTGTCAAAAGACGGTTTCAATTCGTAGCTTTGCTTCTGATACGTTTGATGGTCTCGTGTTTTTGCATCCAACATAGGATAAGTGTTTGTACTGGTAAGCCACATAAGAAATAACATACCTAATACGGCAACTACTGCTCCTCCTAAAATCTGTTTTTCGTCTTGGTTCAAGTCCTTAAACAAAAACGAATACTTTCTAATTGTTTTCATTCTCTTCAATTTTATCTTTTAAATTACTAATTGCTCCCCATTGCGCTTGGGTGTGTAGCGTGGCTTCGTCGTTATAGCCAAAGTATTTACGTTGTTCTTGAAGCTCTTCGTAAAGCTCTCTCTCTTCGTTGAAGATTAGTTCTAAAATTTCTTCTTTAGTCATAGCGTTTAAAATTAATGTGCGTTACCGAGTCGCACCCCTCGTTTTTTTATTAATTGAATCTTGTAAGCATAAAATTTTGTATTTGCTCAAATGTTCTCAAATCAACGTACCAAAACGCATCGTCAAGGATTCGTGCTATTTTTTGTTGTGCACCATTTTCTTGTAATGGAATACCCTCAACAATTAAATGTAATTGTTCAATTGTAGTGGCGTTTTTGATTTGTTCTTTTAATGTTGTCATTTTGTGTTTTGTTAATTGGTTATATGCAAATATAGATACTATTCACAACCTACCAAACTTTTTAACATCTTTTTTTAACATTTTTTTAGATTTCCTTATTTTACAAGGGTTGTAGACGCAA